TAAATCTTACGAGTAATCCTGAAGAGGTAGGAGCATCTAATACAATGCCAATGCTCATCATTACCTTTCAACTTCTCTCCTGACTCACCACATTTTGGACATTTTATAGTAGCTTCCATTTAATCACCGTTTAAGATGGGTCAGGTGGATATGGGAATGGATGGGTTCTATACAGCAGTTACGATTAGAGGTCTGAACCATACCCACCTGATTGTGAAACTATATCTTAATCCTCTTTGCTTTCCTATTACCAGTTGCAGTTATACAATCACTACAACGTCTATGGTATTTATAGCCTTCTATTAATTGGGAATGTATTGGAGTTATCTGGCTCTTGAATAACTGACAGTAGTTATTATAAGGGACATACCCTCTACAATCGTGAGAGCAGTATTTCTCATCTATCTGAGTTCTTATCTCTACCTTTATCGGGACTGTCCATTTATATCTCATGCTTATTCATCCTGTTCTATTTGAGGTCTATAAAAAAAATGGGGCATCTGTCTATTACGACAGACACCCCTGACCAATCTATCTGAGAGCTTTCTTCATCTCCACAATGGCCTTCTCTAAATCAGGTATATCTGTAACCTTCAGCTCACACCATACGCTTCCCCTTCCAGCTATTGAGAAGGAGTTAGTATAGGGTTGTAGCTGGATAAGAACCTCTCCAGATACAAAATTGATATTAGGCTCAGCCATCTTGTCACCTCTTCAGTATCTTCTCTCTTAGCTCTCTCTTCTCTGATTTCGTCATCTTCTTTTTCTTCCTCTCTGGTCTGTGTATGGTTACTCCGTATTTGCGTTTCACTCTGACCATTATACCCTGCTCCAGATATTCGTTCATCTCTTGGGGAGATGGTTCTCTGTGTCTGAATGTTATGGAATATCCTGTCTTACTTATCTTAGGGTCGTTGTCCATCTGAGCACCTCACATATATGATTTATTTATATCTGGTTCCTTAATTCCTGAGTAAGTAGGAGAACTTCCATCCTATCCGTCATAAAGAGAAGTTCAATCAGATTCAATTCCTCCTCCTTTCCTACTTCTATCAGCCGAGCAAACCTTTCTGATTTCTTATGGGGCCAGACTTTGTCTACCTTCTCTCTCTCCTCTTCTGTTGGATTATCCAAGACTTTTATTTCACTCATATCTAAATCTCTGAGTAGAATCCTTTTCACTGTTAAGTCTTTCAGATACTCCATTCTTTCCACTGTTAGACCTAACGCCTCTCCAAAGTAATCCATACCTGTGTTCTCTTGTATGAATTTCATCCGTTCTTCTGATATTTCCGCTCTCAGGTATGGTTCACTCATCTTCATCACCTATCGGTTCCACTTCCTCTGCTTTCTCTTTCGCTTCTGCTAAGTCGAACTTAATCCCATCTTGGCTGATAAGATTGTCCTCCTCCTGACAGCTGAATTCCTCTTTTGTTACTGTTCTGCAATCTGTGGATGATGCGAAGGCTTTCATCTGCATTATCTTTGCATCCTCAATCCTGTTATTCAGACGACTCAACGCTTCCAGAATAACCTTCTTATGACTTCCCACTTTCCATTCGTCACCTTCGGGAAGGATATACTCTATGTTGAAGGTGAATCTGATATAGGATTTGAAATCATATCCATACCCATCCTTTAGAGTTATCCTCTGATTCTCCTGTAAATCCTCTACATCGTTTATATTAACTGATGTAGAATAACAGTCTCTTGTCATAACCGAATAGCCTGATAGCTTCTCTATCTCATCCCACGATGGAAGCATATCTTCAATAGAGATGCCCCAGGCTATCCAGTCCACCCTATTATCTATCTCAAACTCATCTCTGTATATATCTTCCGGCATATATTTCTTTAGCAGAAGTGCAACAGGTTCTGTCACTTCATCTTCTCCGAAGTAGTATCTGCATTTTACCTTCTTTTTTGTATACCTTTCATCTCCTGTCAGTTCTGCTATCCTTTCCCTAATCTCTTCCACTGTCTCGTATGAATGGAAGAGGTAGATGATGCTACTCTTCTGTATTCTCTTAGTCTTGCTCATGTAATTCCTCCTTATCTGCTACCTTTGGTTTGGCAGTAGCCACCACAGTCAGTTTCTTTTCGCACACTTCTAATCCTTTCAATAGTTCATCGAATATTCTGATTCGTTCTTTAGCTGATACCATGTAGTTCCTCCCGATTCATAATCTAACCTCACACATACGCTTTCTGAACGTTCTCTTTTTCCTCTTTCAGCATACTGTTCATACAGCTGACACATAAGAATTTATCAGGTTCCCCTATCTGGTGTAGCATCTGTCGTGAAACCCATAACATCCCTCCGCACCTGGCACACTCCCTTAGCTCTGATAGAACTAATGGTTCTACACTCTCCGGTATACCTACTATAACAACCTCATCTCCTATATCCCTCAGACCAAATGCTTTAACCATTTCGTAACCTCCTTAATCTGACTCTCGCTTTTGCTTTCTTTGCAATCTGTAACCTCTCCCCCTTTGTCCTCACATCTCTTCTGCCACCCCTCACCTTCCTCTTCTCGTATACAGGTTTCTCACCATTCATCCGCATAGCTAATCTGCATCTGAACCCCCTGGAGTCACCTTCGAAGCAACACTTCCCCCTGAAGTCACATAAGTCTGGACTACAATCCAATGGAACTGGATACCTATGTTCTGCCAATTCAATTTCATCTACATCTGAATCTGATAGACACCATGTCCATTCATCCTTAAATCTACTCCTATTCCGTTTAGGTGGTGGTTTAGTATCAAGTGTTGTCAGCAGTCTTGGATTTATCCATTCAGTCTTAAACCAGTTCTCCATCTCGATAGTTGGAACATCTTTCTGCCAATCCCATTTCAGCTCCTTCTCCGTTACAACTTCACCTATATAGAAACAGAATGGGCATACTAAGTTTCGTATATTAGCTTCATCAATTTCAAATGTTATATTATACTCTGATTCCATCATCTTTCCTGAATCTTTATGATATTCCCATCCAGATATAGTTATAATCTTCTTATGTTTGATAGAGAATATATACCATTCATATGCTTCCCCAAACCTCTTCTTAAACTGACATCTTGGATTACGGCATCTGCGGTATTTGGTTGCTGGTGAATACTCCTCTTCTACTTCCCCCTTCTTCTGCTTCCTCTTCCTCTCCTGCTTCTCCTTCTTTAACCTTCTCCTCTCTTTAGCTTTAGCTATCCGTTCATCCAATCCCATCCAGATTCCCCCTCATCTCCTTCCGAGTCTGGACTTGATATTGGCTCTCGCTCTGCTTTTCTTGATTCCTTTCGGTCTGCTATCTCCGAGTATGAGAGACTTGATTTCTCTGTCGGTAAATCCATCTAATGTCTTAGCCAGATGTATTGGTCGCCAGACTTTAGGATGAAACTTGGATTCGGATGTATCTACTTTGAAACCTAACTGCTCTGCTATTGTATATAAGTCGTAGCAGATTATGAAGAACTCAGCTGGATGTTTATTTCCCCCTCTGAATCTATTTCCGTAGATACACTGATGCAACCAATGAGCATATTCGTGTAATATAACTGCCATTGTTTTCGCATCTGTTCCAAGATTCCGTATGTGAATTACCTTCTTATCTGGAGAATAGTAACCCAGCCAAATACCTTTCTTCTTCTGCTGTATTCTAACAGTCGGCGGTTCAAAATCATATTCGTTTCGTAGCAGATATGTTTCCACTACCTGTTTCACATTCTGCCTGATTTCTTCAGACATACATTTAGCCTTTAGCTTGGCTAATCTATCTGTCGATAAATCCATTTATGACCTCCTATCTGATTATCCCGATTTATCCCCCTGCTGTAAGAGATAAACCGTTTAGATAAAAAAAGATAGAAGGGTTGCCCATCTTCTGATGAGCAAAACCCTTCAATTCGATTCTCTGTTCTCGGCTGTTCTACTCTTCATCCTCTTCTTCTTCTTCGTCGTCATCATCCCCATACCCTTCTGTCTCTCCAGTCAGGTTAGGGTCGTCTCTGGGTTTTATCCCCGGCTTCTGAAGATTGACTCCCAGTTCTTCCAAGTCAGGCAGAATCTCCTCCACCTTTTTCTTGTTATACTTTGTGTCTCCGGTCAGAAGATAGTTGGTAATGAACGAGATTGGAGCATCCTTTGGATAGGTTGCTACATCTGCTATCCTCCCACTCTCAAAGAGTTGGGTGATGCTGTCAAGAATCTTGGATGAGACTCCCTCATGGCATCTCTCATGTCCATCGAAATCCAACTCCTTCAGAACCGACATCTCAGGCCCGAAGGTGTGACAGAACCGTTCATATGACCCTGCAAGTTCTGGATAGGGTTCGGGTGTGAATCTGCTCCACCCCTCATAGGTTGGAGTCATTACCTTACCCTTCTTGATTCTGGGCTTTGATTTCTGTCCGGTCTTTTTGGCTGTTCCCTTTTTCTGTCTCTTGGCCTTTTGCTTAGCCAACCTTTCTTGCAAATTCATCTGGTTTCCACCTTTTCTGTTTTTAACGTGAATCTTTTTTACCCAATCCACGAATAGAGGTAATGGAATATAGGTATATAAAGGTTCCTATATCGCCTTTTTTTAAACCTGATACCTCTTTGTCAGGTTATAATCTAATACCTGTGAATAGATAATGGCCCCTACATATATGTTGATTATAGTCTTGATATATAGTATAGGGGTGTGTAGTGTTACATTATTAATCCCAGATAGAATCCAGCCAGAAACATTGTGCAACAGATTGCTCCTGCTATTACTCCAACTGCATCTGCTATACTCCATCTTTGATGTTTGTGAACTACTCCAAATTCTATACAGGATTCATCTGACCTGTATAGTATGAAGCTATCCATTATTCTGATACCTTTCCCTAAATCTTCAACTTCATTCGCAATATCTGACTCACTTATGAACGGGTTTATTCTGAACTCTCTAATCATCCTTATCACCCCATTTGTATGGCTTTGATTCTATTATCTTTTCTACACCATTGGGTAATGTATCTGTTACTTCAACCCAATCGGTTATATCATATAGCTGGTTTAGCCTATCCAGATATACTTCCTCCGTTATTCGGAACGCATCTGCGTAACCGCATTTCTTGCACATAACCTGTTTGACTTTGATAGGTAAGGAATTGTGCAGATTTATTTCACACCTGCCACCACACTTTGGACAGATGGGTTTTATCAGTATGATACGCTTTCGTTTCATATTAAGCCCATGCCCATCATTGGGTTAGACCATCCACAGGAACAGGTTTCACAATCTGGTTCAATTGGATTACCACATTCGGGACAGTGTATGATACCGTCCATAACTGCCTCTTCTAAGATAGATTCAATGTCGGTATGCTTCTTAGGTTTCGGTTCTAATAGTTCACCAGTTTTGTTATCATACTTCTGACCCTTTCCTACACCTAATCCACATCCGTATTCTCTATGGCAGTCTGGACATAGATTAGCCCATCCACCCATTACGGTCTTTCCATCTATTATCTGTTCCGGTTCTTTTCCGCATATATCACATTTCTTGTTTTGCATTTAATCATCTCCTATGAATGTCTGATTACCTCATCTGTCTCCTCTATCATTCTGGTTCCTCTTTATTGTCATCCTCTTCTATCAGTTGGCAAACAGATGTTACCTCATGCTCATCCCCAATTATCATCCGAATCTTAGAAAGATTCATAATCAGTGATACATACTCAGCCCCATCTTTCCCTTCAACTGTCTGGGCGTTGTCTATTGCTGATTTCAAGATAGCCAGTTTTAGAGCATTCCCACAATTCGATTTTCTAACATATCCAACCAATTCAGATTTCGTCATCTTATCAATTCCTTATACCTTAGTAGGGAATCGAACCCTACTGGATTAACCATAATCTAAGGCGACCATTCTGGATGTGCATCTGCTAAGGAATCTGGCAACGGCTTAGAAGGGTCATGGCAATTCGTGAATGGCATCCCCTCTGCTCTATGGTCCTTTCCGCAATATTTACATTTCATACTATACCCCTTCCAATGTGACTATATCGCCAGGTTTCATTCACTCAACCCTCTTTCCGTTGCTGTCGTTACCAACTCTAATTCCTTTCCCCCTTCTAAGGGTAACCTCTCTCTCATCTTGTAGTTAATCATTTTACACCCCTCCATAAGACCTACCTGACCGACATCTTAAATCTTGATAAGAATCTCCATCAAACCTGACCTGGGCCTTAAAGAGTATCTTTGTTCCATCTTGCAATCCGATTTCTATCCGATTCATAGACTCGGACATTTTAGCGTATTCAATATCTGAGTAGGTCTGGTTCGCTAAATCGTATATTATAGGCATGTGCCATCACCTGTGACCCTATACCAAACTGCCTTTGAATCCGAATCCATCCTATCCATTGCTGTGCCGGATTCGAATCTATTCACCCATTCGTAGAAATACCCTTTATCGTGTTCGGGTAATCTCCCAAATCTCTCATAGAACCATTGTTCTATCTTTTTCATATCCATTCTATCAACTCCAAAATTATACTCCATATTCAATTCTATGATACAAACGGCAAATGGTATGATATGGTTTACCTAAATGTATCATCCAATCTGAATCGTTCCATATCTCTATTCCACAATATTCACAGATTCCAATCTCTTTTATGTCATAGTAGTTCATTGATTCACCTCTATTAGATTATCTATATAGTTATACTTATATGTGTATATATCGTATATACCGTATCTGTTAGATAGTCTATGATATATGTTAAGTATGATATACCGGATATATAAGTTAGGCATTCTATCTATCTCCTGGTAACTCTTCCACAATTTCTTTCAGATTTCCTAATTCCTGGCCTATCTCCCCTATTATACGTCCCGTTCTGGATATTTGGTATACTACTTGTTTATCCGATAGATTACCTTTTCTATATTTATCCATTAGTCTATTATACCTCTTAATCAATACTTTTAGTTCAGATACTAAATCGTTTGTTACGGTTATTGCCGGATTTGGGTCGTGGTCTGCCATAATTATCAATAATAAATATGTTCTCAAACTATTTAAATCTGTTGGTCAAGTCAAATTGACCAAATTTTTGTAATGATTTTGACAAAACTCTCAATCTGACTATACAACGTCAGGTTGTATACCTAAGGCTGGTGATACTTTGTTCTGATTATATCGTAACAGACGTTAATATGTTCTGCTTTATTCATTACTATGTTATGGTTTTCTATTAACTTTAATCTAAGGGGTCATACGTTGGTTCTAAGGCCCTTTCAGATTCAAGGTATTTTAGGTAAGGTCCCTCCGAGATAATGCGATGTATAGAATTAATGAAATCTATTTACTTTGTTAATAGATACTATTAACTTTAGGGGGAAAAGTTAAGCAGATGCGTAACTCTGTAAAATTACGCTTTTTTCTGAATAATCTTAACTCTGTTACGCTTTTTCAGGATAATCGTAACTATCGTTCCTACGTATCTATTTCAGCATTACTCTGTTATGGTTTTACCTAACACCAGACTTAACGGCGTTATGTTTAATCTTATTAGTGATGTGTCTAATAACATAGCCAATAGGTAAATTATCCAAATAGATGGTTAGTATTGCTAATGCTTATAGTCTGACTAATACCTTTGTTATACTAAGGTGGTTAATTATCCTGATAGTCCTGTCTGGTTATTGTAGTGATAGGTAAAATATCCAACTAGAGTGTGTTGTGTTAGTAGTGTATCGTAACAGTAGTGATAGAGTTAATAGAGTTACGTAACTAAACGAATAGAGTATCAGAAATCGTGGACTTTATATATTTACAATCCGTAGGCACACAAAAATCTAACATTTTTTAGGTCTAACACAAAATTATCTCCCAAGTTCCACACACGATTGTATAGGTAGATAGCCGATTGTTTCCTTTTTCTTGTTTAAAACGTATAGGTGGGTGTGCTTAAATCCCGCTTTACCTATATAAACCTTACTATTACATTAACGCCGTTAATCATCTCGTCTTTTCTCTCTACTGGTTTATCTTTTTATATAATCTGATAATATAATTATTAGACTATATATTACAATAGATTCAAGTTATACTAACAACCAAAAAAGAAACGAATCGAAACACTTATATAGTATGTCTAAAAAATAGGGAAAGGTTTATATAGTGGTAGGGGCCGGGGATGCATCTAAAACGGGTAAAAGGAAACAGAACTCTAACTAACTATACATATGTGTGTGCGATTAATTTGTTCCCGAAACAGACCCTATACTACTTCAAACAGACCCCCATACTATCTTCAAAGATTATACAATAACTATATATATATGATATAATATATATGGGCTAATGCCTGATGAACCCGTATTTCAAACTAATGAAGATATGCCTGAGAATCCCCGTTCTAGTTCTGATAGGGATAGGCTGAGGGAGAGAGTAGAATCGCTACGTAAAATACGGATTGGTCGGTCTGCGGCTAATAAATCAGACCCTTCTATTTTAGATATACGAAAAGAAATGGTAGCCTGTGAGAATAAGGACTGCGATAATGTCACGAACAGACCCTCTGGCTTCTGTAAGGAATGTGAAGATAAGTTGGGAGATTTCTTAAACACCGAGATACTTAGATGCAAGAACTGTATGGTAGCCGCAACCTGTAAATATAGTAAGAATAAGAACGGGGTCTGTGTTTATGAACTAGACCTTGACAAATCTAAGATGAAGGAAAGAGAAGATGCTACTGAAGAGATGAGGACTATTCTGAAGAGAGATAAGAAGATGATTGAGAGGTTTGATAGATTCCTCACGTCACTAGACTTAGCAATTAAAGATGATAGGGAGATGTTTCTAAAGATTCAGAAAGAGATGAAACAATGGCAAACTGAGTTCATGAAAGACCTGAAATCTTTCTCAACCTTCCAGGGTTGGACTCAGGCAGAGCGTGGAGATGTTGAGATTCTGAAACTGAGATTGAAGGCGTTAGATAAGACCTTCGGTAAGGGGATGCGTAGGAAGAATATGACAAGTCCTGTTCCCCCTCCAATCAGTGAAGATGAAAGACCTGTTCACGTAGTTAAGGTTCCACAGGGTCAGTCGAAGGCTATACCAGACGACTTTGAGGATGATGATGAAGTTACCCGACAGGAGGAGATGATGGTCAGAGATGACCTATCTCTTGAGGATGATAATCTAATCCTAGAACGGATGCAGGATGCTTATGAGCAGTCTCGTGTTCAAGAGGAAGGGATGCAGATAGAGTGGAGTTCGGGTAAAGGTAGTGATGAAGATGGTAAAGACTCGTCTAGACCTAAGACTTCAGAATGAAGTTGCTAGATATTATGACTTGCAAGAATATACGCCAACTCTTTTTAAACGAATCTCTCTAGCGGTCACTGGGATGATTCCCCGACCCTACCAAATGAAATTCCTCTGGCCCATTATCCAATCTGTTCTAAACCAAGAGGGTCGAGTATTCTATGTCCAGTTGCCTAGACAGACTGGTAAATCTCAGGGTATCTCAGAAGCTGTTACCCAATTATCTACATTCATCCCTCTCTTCTTCCATCAAGCTTACCCTCAATTCGCTAATGGCCTTAACTCTGGTATATATGGTCCATCAGACGAGACTTCTAAAATGCTTACCGATAAGATTAAGGATAGGGTTGAATCTGCTTACTACACAGACTTCCTAGGTGTTCATGCAGATACTAATAACTCAAAGCATATCAGGCTCTCTACTCGTTCCCATATCCTGACTCATACTGCCTCCCCTAACGCTAAGTTCATGGAGGGGCCGGATTTAGATTTGGGAATAATAGAAGAGGCTCAAGCAGTAGATACTACCAAGATTATTAAGTCGATAGAACCGATGTTAGCTGCTAGGAGTGGGACTCTAGTTCACATCTTTTCCCCATCTCATGAGGATAAGGAACATGGTAAAGTTTATTACAGAATACTAGAGGAGTTAGAGAGGAGAGCTAAAGGATTACCTCCTAACCCAGATTTCATCATCATCCCTATTGAAGAAGTATTCAGAACTGCTGGAACTGCTCAATACCGTAGACACGTCTTGAAGAAAATTAGAGAGCATGGAATAGAACATCCCGCTATCCGTTCCCAATATTTCTGTGAATGGGACCCAGAAGAGGGCGATGACTACATGGATACTAAGACGCTTCGTAAGTGTAAGAAAGGAGAATGGTTAGAGGAGTGTCGTGAGAAATGTGTCGGTGGTCTAGATATTGCTAAATCTAATGACGATACTGTTATGGAGATAATGCGTCTGCGTGACAGACAAGTCATATTCTGGTTGCAACTGAAAGGTGATGATTATCCGGCTCAGTCCGTCAAACTCAGGGTAGCTGCTTCGAGATTCAACTTGATTGAATTTCAAGCAGAGAATACGGGGCCTGGCCACGTGTTAAATGATTTCTTAGAACGAGATACGGAGTTGAAAGATGGGCGAATAATCCCACAGATTCAGAACTTAGTTAGGGTCAATACTACAACAGATGCCCGAGATGAATCTTTTACACAGATGAAACTGAAAACTCAGACTCGCTACTACTCCTATCCTGATGTTAAGAGAAGGGAAGTAGATTTGTTTGAGAAACAGATGTGTGCATTAGTCTCGAAGAAGGTGGGTCAGAAGGTTAGGATAGATCATAGGAATAAGAAAGGGGAACAGTATAAGTCTGATTTCCCTGATGCTCATCGCTTGACACTAGACGCAGCAGGACAATATGCTGACGATTATTTAGAGGACAGTGATAATAAGAGGAAAGAATCATCTGGTCTCACCAGGGAAGATATGCGGGAAATAGACGATAGTGAAGAATATGGATTAATTCAGAAGAAAAGGTGGTAGACATGTGGCCGTTCAGAGATAATAGAAAGAAGGCTAAGAGGCCTAAACACAGGTATAAGAGGGTGAGCGAATCTGACTATAAACATCACAGAGATGATGGGAAAGGATTTGGAATTACATCTAAGAGCATTACCTTTCTAGATTACATAAAGGAACGGTTACGGGTTAAGTCTTGGGAGAGTAAAGATAATGCACTTCCCCGTAAGAGCTTCTATGAACTTGAGTCTCAAGTGTTCTCTAACCCATTACTCCTCTCTGGTATCCACATGTATCAGACTGCCTGCCAAGAACTAATAGACCCTACTAAAATACATATAGATGATAAGAAGTTATCAGAACAATTCTTCAAAGAGATTTATCCTGAAAACAGGTCACACTTCCAGCAGGTTTTTCTCCGTATGGCTCCCTTCCACCAGGGAATCTTTGGAAATACTCTCATTGAATTAGTTAAGGGAGGTAAGTCTAAGAACATTAAAGACTTTTTAGTGATGGATATTAGACAATATGAACTTATTAGAGACCCTAATAGTCAGAGAGGATATAGAGATGTTATGACTAAGAACGGTAGACCTGTTGGTATAACAGATGAGAAAACTAGAGAAGAGAAGTATCTATTTGGAAAGGATTGTCTCTGGTCACCATTTATCCAAATCCATAACACTGAGTGGGCTTGGGGCTGGGGAGAATTACTCTATAACAATACAAAACAGATTCTTGCTATCCAAGATGCTAGGACTCAGAGAGCTTTCCGTCAGGGATATCCTGTTCCTATTGTCCAATATGGTAATGAACGTATACCTTCAACTAATAAGAGGAAAGGTGAAGCTAAGAAGGTAGCGGAACAGATAGTAAATCCAAACAGTGTTGCAGCAGTTTATCCTGAATATATGAAGATAGAGTTCATGGATAATATGTTACCTACTAATACAGGTAAGTCAATCTATGAAGATGAGATGGCTGGTAGACGTATTGAAGCTGCTATGATTGGTCTACCTCTTCCTATCTACCTGATGACAATGGAAGATCAGCCTTCACGTGGATTAGATGTCCTGTCTGAATTTTATGAGATTCGTCTGAAATCATTTGTTCGTAGCTTAGGGATGGAAGCTGCCATATCTGCGTGGACTGGTAGACCAGAAGTTGAGGTCTGGATAAATTACGATGAGATTCTGACGGCCTCTGCAAAAGAGAAGATTATGCAAATTTTCCGTATGGCTAAAGCAGAAGTCCTCTATGGGAAAGATGAAGAAGAGAATGAGAAGATTAGACGTAAGCTGTTAGAAATGATTGGTCTTGAGACTCATGACGAATTAGTTGATAAGGCTGAGAAACTGATGGAGGTGAACTGATGAAAGCGATACGTCTGACACAGAATGAAGTAGACCTGATTACCACGAACTCTATTAAGATATTCATCAGACAAGATAAGTTCGATGAAACGTTTGGACAAGATTATATCCTCTATCCAGATTCTGATAATTCCCAGATATTCTCTCCTGGTTCTATTTATATCTACAAGATTCTTGATATTGCTGGTGAAGGTATGTTAGAGGAGTTGGGACCTCTGCATGGTTACAATTCTGATAACTTTAATAATCATTTCAAATATCCAGCATATGGATACGTTTTCAGATTCCGACCTTTCAATGAACCAGTTGTAATAGAACCACAAGATGGGAAAGATTTTATATTCAATCTAGAAATAAAAACTGACCCGCATCACTCTGTCCAACTGATTGACCCTTATAACTATGACCCACGTAAGATAGATGATATTCAATTACTAGATGATTGGCGTATTCTAGAATCATGGTATAAGGTCTGGAAGAAAACAGGTAAGCACCCTAAGTATTCTAGAGAGGACATAGAGAATACGGCTCAAATCATACTGAGGGAGATTCTGAAAAGAGGTATGAGATTCAAGTTGCCTGAAGAAGGGACACCGGAAGCAGAATTACTTGATAGAGCTGTTAGCCGTATTAAGAATAAAGATATATTCTCTGAATACTATGATGTAGACTTCATTGAAACTGAAGATAATGTGATAGTCCGAAGGGGTAGTAAGTGGTGTATCAGGAAAGAAGGGTCAGATAGTATCTTACCTGGTAGCTGTCATACTGATAAATCCGAGACAGAGAAGATGCTTCGTGCTATAAATATATCTAAGTCTCTCAATTCTGAGTCTGATTGGGAGTGTGAATGTCTTGAGTGTGGACATATTATCAAAACAGATAAACATTGTGAAGATATAAAATGTCCAGAATGTGGGGGGAAGATGAGGAGAGATGATAGACCTGGTATCGGTCAGTATGCTCATGTTAATAGAGGTGGTCTATCTAAAGGGCTTAATCATATCCAATTGGAAGAGGTTCTTTCTACTCTAAAACCCTTTAAAATAACTAAACCCTTAGCCTACTTAGTAGGTGGAATAGTTACACATGGGTTTACTGAGGGTGATATAGATGTATTAATCAACCAGCGTAAGCCTAATCTGCCCCTTGAATTCCGCATTTATCGCCAATTTCCTAAAGAATGGTGGCCTAGATTCCACTTCCACTACAATAATAAACAAGACTATTTTGGCCCATTTACAGATTATGTTCCTGTATATGACCTACAAACCTCTCTATCTACTATGAAAGTAGAACATATGGAGGCTGATTTCACATTCGAGACAGATGATTTTGTCTCCTATCCCTTTGCTTATCTAGGTTCTAAGCGTAAAATCATTAAAACTATACTAGAGACTATTCCATCAGATGTTAGATTTATGGTGGATGGCTTTTCTGGCTCTGGTGTTGTCTCTTATTTCTCTAAGAAGATTGGCTTAGATGTTGTTGGAGTAGATGTATCTAAGATTGGTCAAGTGATTCATAGTGCTGTTGTATCTAACAACACTACTACCTTATCCGATAATGACCTGAATGTATTACTTTCTGCTAAACCTGAGAATGGTCATATGACAAATCTGTCACTGTCGAATATAAACTTCACCCCATCCTGTAAGAAATATATGGATGGCTATCGTAAGGTAGCAGATTCGATGCCTTCACCTAAAAGGGAGATAGCTAAGGCTGTTATGCTCTCTGTTGCTGGTAGTATGTGTTTTGGTGGTGGCCTACGTGACGGTATTCATCAGAGAGTTTATGCTAGAATGAAGAAAGAAAATACCTCTATGCTAAACATAATGAAATCTGGTATAAGGAAATGGACTGCCATGTATAATAAGTTCATAACAGATAAAGGTGGTAAGTCTCGCTTTGTCCGTTCTGATATATCGAACTTCCTTAAATCTATATCTGAATTACCTGATGGTCAATCTATCCTTTACCTAGACCCCCCTTACGTATCTGAGACTGGTAACACTAAAGACTACTATAAGAGATATGATTACTGGGAGCATGTAGTATTTGGAAACGCTGAGAATTTGAAACTGTCAGGAAACTGGACTCCTGATAATTTCTACGATAGATTGGGCAAAGTCCTTGAACCTGCCAAATCTAAGTTCAACTATGTCCTGCTATCTTACAAAACATCTAAGACTGTTCCCAGGGGTAAGCTTACCAGATTCTTGAAGAAATTCTTTAGTAATATCAAGATTAAGAAGATACCCTACAAATATATCTTCCCTAAACCAAAGATGCATTCTGGTGAAGAAGAACTCCTGTTCCTCATGTCTAATCAGTCGCTTAGTAATCTAAAGTTTAGAACTGCTGAAGGGTTTGACAACTTCTGTCGAGATGAAATATCTGAGGCTCATTTCCTCACACCCACTAGACAATCTGAAGCAGCTAAATCTAAATCAGAAGATAAGATAGAACCAGGTAGATTCTTCTGGCAGGCTAAGGGTATCAAAGGCTATAAGCGTCTGGAAGCTTATGATATAGATTCAGTTGTCGAAACGATTGGAAGTGAATATCCGGTTGAAGTAGACCAGAAGTATGATGGTCTATCAGCTCAGCTTCATAAGGTTGGTAGTAAGGTTCGTCTTTATTCTGATGACGGTGGGGACCTGACTCATCGCTTCCCAACAGCTGTTGAAGAAGCTCTCCGTATTCCTGAAGATTTTGTAGTAATTGGTGAGATTACAGGAACGACAGATAAAGGTAAGCATATGGGTAGACAGTTTGTGTCAGGATATGCTCATTCTAAAGGTGACCCAGATGATTCACCCTTTAAGATGAATATATATGATACGGTCTATTGGTCTGATAAGGATATTCACACTAAGGATTTATCATCTAGACGCACATTTCTAGAGAGGGGATTCAGTCCTTACTATGAAGATATTGAAGGGTTCACAGTAGATGAGGGTGACGTAGATGACTCTGGTATCCAGAAGGTTATTGATAAATCTAAGCAATCTAAGAAGATTGAGATGAAAGAGCATCCACTACGATTTAGACCTGACAATATGCAAGACTTTGCTAAGAAAGGTAAGTTTGAATTTCTGAACGTCATCCCAATTATGATAGCTAAGAATTCTGGTGAGTTGCGGAAAGCTATTAATACACAGAGGAAGGTTAAGGGTTCTGAAGGAGCTGTTATCAAAGTCCTATCCTCCACCTATCCCCTATCCGGTCTGACCCGTAAATGGGTTAAGTTTAAGAATACTGCTTTCCTGGATTGTCAGATTATCAAAGTGAAAGAGACTGAGACGAAAGGGACATTTAACTATCTGTGTGGTGTCTCCTCAGATTCTGGTGATAAGATAATTCCCGTCGGTTGGACATATAACGTAACTATCTCAAAGGCTATCAGCCCCCCAAGAGTTCTCCGTAAGGGAGATATTATCAGAGTTGAGTTTGTGAATCTGAATAAATACCTTGACCCTGATACAGATGACATTTGGTTCAACTGGTTTAACCCTCGCTTCCTAGAATGGCGTGATGACCTGGATGTGCCTAATACTGTTAAGTTAGCTGATAGATTGAATAAAGAAACTAAATCTGAAGACACAGAGAAGAAGATGCCCCAAGAATATCGTGAAGCTGTTTCAGACTTTGAATTTGATATGGAGGACTTTACAGACCCATACTTAACCTATCCTGAAGTAGAAAAACCCCAGTTTGTTCTACAAGCTCATATTCGTGGTCGGTCTATCCATTTAGATGATAGACGACAAGTAACTAAATCATGGGGTGTTGGAATGACTCATGATATTGGATTCACTAAGTTCTCTGATACAGAACACGAGAATTTCCAGTTAAGTCGTGAACCTAAGAACTTCACTGATGCTAAGAATCTATTCTATAAGGAGATATGGCCAGAGTTGAAGAAGAGCCTGACTGACCCACGAAAGAAGTTCTTGTCTCAGAAGAAAGCTCTTGTCCCTCTAGAATGGTGGGATAAGGAAGGTTATATCCCAGTAGAGGAACCAGGAGCCACTAAGCATAATCCTGGATATCTAATCAATCTGGATAAAGGTGAAGTAGAGTCCCTTACCCTGAAACCTCACTTCCATGAATATGTCTATCATGGTCGTATTCTGAAAGGTAAGTATGTAGATAGACTCTTGAAGAATGTTTGGAGTGACAAGACAGGTAAGAGTAAGATGGTCTGGTTCTTCTTCCCGACAAATAATCCACCATATGTTCTGACAGCCAGAGCCGAGAAGGTTGGTTGGGTTCCTCCTTATAACATATCTGCCTTACCTAAATCCGTAGAAAAGAAAGTTCCAGAAGGATTCCGCTACTGGAAACATGAGGATGAATCTGAGAGATTGAAGATTCGTAATAGATTGCGGAAAGAGATGAGAGGTAAGATAGAGAACCTTGAACTACCCAACATCACCCCTCCGATAGATACCTACTTCACATTACAGAAGCAAACCTGGAGGGGGACTGAAATAGTTAGAGCTGGGCCTAGTCGAACTATATTCTACTTCAACATACTACTGGGTGGTAAGGTATTCTCATATGCTACTGAACGGAATCCAGTTGAAACTAAAACTGCATCCGTGATGGAGGATAGGAATCTGAAGTATGTTCGAATAGATGGAGATGTTAAACCTGGTCATCCCTTGAATCCTACTAAAGACACACCCTCTCATATTTCCTTACTAGATGAAGGCATGGGAGAGATTCTTTCTCTTCATCCTGACTTCATGAAAATCAGAATGAAAGGTAAATCTGTTAAAGGTATCTATAACTTCAAGCAGGAGAAGGGAACTCAGATTTGGACTGTCTCTAGGGACTCCTATGAAGAACATGATTTCTCTATTGAGCATATGGATTTTGTTATCAAGAAATCTAGTATGCGTGAAGATGGTAGTCTTAGGATAGAGAAGGGATTTCTATTCCGACAAGGTGAACATAAAGGTAAGACTTACAGACGGGAAGTTGTTCAGAATGCCGTATTAGAACCGATTCATAGAGGAACTAATCTTGCCTATATCAATTTTTTCCACAACAGAGAAGAGAGTAGTAGAGGTGGAATAATGACTAATATCTGGTGGGATGATAATGAGAAATGGTATTGTGAACTAGATAATGAATGGAAGAAAGGAGCCTTGATGTTTGATGGAGTAGTAACAGATAAGGATGCCATAACTGCTATCAATAATGGAACGTATCAAATATCAGCAGAAGTTGCATTTTCCTCTGATGAGAATGGTGACCCTGATTGGTTAGCTATCTGTGGAGCTGCAATCTGTCACTCTCCAGCTGTTTCCAATGCTCAAATACAGGTTGCTTGTCAGGGGGATAAGTGTAAGACATTTCCCAAAGGTATTCTACCAAAGACCCTCTAAATACTATATACATAACTTTATATATAGCATATATGTATAATATGAACTAAGTGTAAAATTTATACACTGGTGGTTAAAAATGTCAGATACCGACAAACCCTCAGACTTCGATGCTCTGAAGAAGCAATTAGAAGAGCTTGGAGTTAAGACTGATTCGGACTCTAAGGATGGGGTGGGAATTCCCACAGATAAGTTCCACTTAGAGTTAAAGGATGGTCAGTTGTTCGTTAAGAAGAAGGGAGATGAATATCCCTCTCCTGGCGAACCTGAAGAGGATGAACCTGAAGAAGATGATGATAAGAAGAAGAAAGATGACAAAGGTTCTATCCCCGATGGTCTGAAGAAATGGATGGAAGAGAACAAGAAGGACAAGAAGAAGGATGACGAGACTTTCGCTCTCCTCCAGACCATGACCGAGAAGTTCGAAGCTCAACAGAAGGAACTTGAAGAGCTGAAGAACAAGTTATCAGAAGATAACGATGATGACGAACCTAATCCGAAGTCGTCTGAACCTCCGAAGAAAGACCCACCTGAAGAGGAAGAGACTGAGGATGAAGAGGATTTCTCAGATGACCACGTTCCAGGTAGCGGAGCCGTTGCTCTGTTGAAAGGAATTGAAGGCGGTCTTTCCTTCTAGGTGATGCAGATGAAATACAAGAAAAAGTATCAGGATGGCATAGAACTGAAGTTCGAAGATTTTACCTTTGACGAAGCTGATGTTACCTCATCTGGTATACAGAAGCTGATTACCAAAGACATAATCCACGACTTGGAGCCGATGTTAGTAGGTAAGCAGATTCTTGAGGAAGATACCAAGCTAGTCGGAAAACCAGGTAGAATCAGAACTTACAGGAAAGCTGCTCCGATGTCAGATGCTCGGGATTTCAATGCTGGTGACGATGTTCCTCCGGTTCTGACTCCTGAAGTTTTCTCCACAGTAGATTCAATTCCAACCAAATTTGGTCATTCAGAAATCGTCTACGAAGATGCGATAGACGCAATGGATATTAATGCTGTGGTTGAAACAGAACATGCTCTTGCTGCTGGTATGGCAAGAAAGTCTGACTCTCGTGTCTGGAACGAAGTCCTTCAGGCTACTGTGGTAACTGGCGAAGTATTGTCTGCTGCCACTGGAACCGCCAAGAGGTTCGCCCTAGACCACGACAAGGTTTTAGAGATTACCACACTTACTGCTGACTATGGGGCTGGCCCTGTTGCTCAGACTATCGGCGTAGATTTCTACGTTGATTTCTTCAGAGGCAGAATTGAGTTTGTCACTGCCCCGACAGTCGGTAATCCAAACTGTGATTACATCTATTCTGATTTGACTAACGCTCTCGAAGTCGTCTCTGTAAAGAGGTTCGGCAGAGATGATGTGGTCAATGGCAAGACCAAAATCAGAAGCTCTTGCTACGGTAAGGGTAATACCTGCGTTCTGAATGAGAATGAGATGAACGACTTGGAGAAGGATGACCGGTTCACAGATGCAGATAGGTATGGTTCCAATGCAGTTCTGATGAATGGGGAAATAGGCAAGACCGCCGGAGTGAATTTCCTTGTCTCTGAAAGGATGTATGAGGGTATCGCTTTCGTCTGTCAGAAAGGCGGAAGGCTTGGAAAGTATACCTACAAGAAGAAACCTGTCGCTAAGGTTGAAGAGATGGAAGCCAAGTCTGGCGACCTTCGGGTCAAGACATGGGAGAAATCTCAACCAACTCTTGTGAACGAACTGTTTGGATGTGGTCTGTTCAATGCCCATCAGTATGCTAAGGCTATCAAGTCTGGCTACATTTAAGGTGGTGGGAGTTTGGCAGATATGGAGCAAATCCTAGAAAAACTCGTTGCGAAAGAACCCATACTGTTAGATGGGACTACGGTAGATGATACTAGGAATCTTCTGGTATTACTAGACCCTGCTGACAAAGTCATCCGCATTGACTCGATTCTTGTAGATGGTCGAGCCGTTACGACATCAATCCTCATAGACCTAGTTCTGAAAGCCTCCTTTGGAGACATTCCGCTAGAGTGCTATGACACAACCGTGAACACGCTGAAAGGAGCAGATGTTATAGACGGAGCACCACTCTACATTAGAGAGCCGTTAGAGATATACGGAACTAATGCAGATGATGAAGATGTTGCATGGAACATTAGGATAATCTGGCATGAGGTTGAAGATTTTCCTCCCACGCAACTAGACTCAGAACCACTCTAATCTCTCTGGTTTCCCTAGAGATTGCACCCGGAGGAGCAGTCCACCTCTCTGCTCCTCCTTTTTATTTCTATTTATGATTATTATCTAATATAAGTAATCTCCTCCCCCTTAGAGAGTAGATATGAACCTGTCTACTCTCTATCTTTTTCCCATCTTCAATATGCATACCTTTATATATAATATAATACTATGAAGTATAGTATACATCATACGCCCAAACTCCTAAATGTAGTCTGCTGAAGCGGAACAGGGAAGGACAGGGCAAATCCGACCTCTGGAGGAATCTTATGGCTCTAATTGCTGAATTTGAAAATCAAGAGATTGACAGTAACGTGACTGAAACGAATTGTATAGACCTTCATGATACTAGAAACCACATGGGGCCTAAACATCTTCTTGTAGAGAATAATGGCGGAGAAGATATTATTGTCCGTTACTCTTATGCGGATATTAAGGAAACGATTGTTCATCAGAAATCACTTGATTCTGACATTGAAAATCTTGTTCCGGCTGGTCAAACTCAACATATCATTCTAGAAGGAAGCTGGTATGTAGAGAAGATAAAGGTCTCTGCTATATTAGTAGCAGCTGGTCCCGCTTCTGAGCTGAAAGGTAAGCTACTTGCACCACATTATACTGGTTATACTGACAGGAGGTAGTTAGTATGTCAGATGGGTCTGATTTTCCTGAGGGACCTAAGATAGCTGTCCCAAACTATCAGGGAAACACCCGAATGAGAGATGCGTTAGGTAATAAGCAGGATATTGCAACTGCTACACCTACTGCGTCTGCGATATCTTTACTTAGAGAGATTATTGTTTTACTTGGTGGTTCATCTACCGCAGCGTTAGTCCAAGCTACTGAAATGCCTGAGTTCTCCTACGTAAACGCATCAATAGTCTATGCTGTCTCTGTCCTTAATCGGCAGACCCAGAATCCCATCCCATCTGGTTCTTTGACAGCAGGGACTATTGATGTTATCCGTATACGTGCTGGAGTAGAAACCACAATCTCTGCTGGTGTAACTCTTCTGAAAGAGGATGGTGTTCTCTATTATATTATAGACTTGACCTCTGTTAGTTGGCAGGAAGATGATACTGTTAAGGTTATAGAGAATACTAAGTCTACTGCAACTATTGGGATTAATACTTATGATATACTACAAATTCCACAGACCTGTCTCCTTACAGACTTGGGTGACATTTCTACTCAGATTGATACCATCGAGACCGTTACTAATGAGACGAATTCGTATCTGGAAGATGGTGGCCGTATTGACAACCTTCTAGATGACATCCTAGCCACCTGTAATGATATTGAGGTTCTTGTTCAACATCTGCGGAACGGGATGTTAGGTAAGGAAAATCCTGTTCTAAATTACCCTACTCCCGGGATGCCGTCTACTAACTTTGGTTTCTCTATATGGGATTTAGTAGATGGTATTGGTGGAATAGTTTCAGTTACACCAGGCACGTGTGACGTTTACCGATACAGACAAGGAATAGATGTTACTTGGCTTAGTGTTATCTCTGGCCCAAGTTCTGTCAGTCCAGCTAATGATAGAATCTTCTATGCATATAACTTCCCACCTTCTGGTTGGAATATAGGAGATTTAGCTTGGCTTCATTTTGAAGGAGCCTCTGTTGAGTTCGCTAATGGTAAAACTGTTAATCTGCCTGAACAGAATCTATTCATGGTTGTTGGTCTTGGTAATATACTTCAAGACTTAGCAGATGGTGGGCGCCTAGACTTGATACTTGACCAGACTCTTGCTAACACTGCTGCTCTCATATCAGCTGTCTCAGTTATAGATATTAAGATAGATAATCTACAAGCTGATGTTACAGTTATAGATGGGAAGATAGACGCTCTTCAAGTAGATATTGATGCTATGGAGATTGAGCTAAACGACCTGTGGACTTGGTGGTCTGATGGTGGTAGACTAGACCTTGTAGTAGATGATATATTAGCCAATACTGTGACGATAATCGCAGACATAGCAGTTGTAGATTCTAAGGTTGATGCTATCCAGGCAGATATTACTACTATTGATGGTAAGATAGATGTAATAGATGACAACGTTGATGAATTATTAGATAGAACATTTTCTATTACTAATATAAATGACAAGATTAATTCAGAATTGATAATGAAAGAGTTTGGATTTTCTGTTCTTCCAGAAGATGCATCAGACCATATCTTGTATACTAATGAGCAAACGAAGATGAAAGACCCGATTCTAGTTCGTGTAACTGTATCTAATATGGCAGTTGGAGATACTATAACTCTCACTGAAGAGGTGCAGGTTGATGATACTTCTGTATGGGTTCAATCTGATTTTGAACAATATGATGATTTAAAGGGTGGATTAGATAACGGGGATGAAGTTATTGAATGGTTACTTACCCCCAATAGATTTGGAATTCGTCTAACGTTTAACCAAACTGCCTCATCAACTAGCTACACCCCACCAATACAGTTTAAGATTCAAGTCATTGCGAAGGAGGGAGTCTAATGGGAATGTCGTATCTGGAAGACCAAATCTACTCTGAGTGCTTAATGGATATGCCATATGTAGAGAATCAGGATAGGATTCATGGCAGGACTAAATATAGTAGAGATGGTCGAGTAAATAATTGTGTGTGGACTAGAAGAGAAACAGGCAACTATGTTCTGTTTCATCCAGGCATATTTAGTGGGGTAGTTGATATAGGTGTAGATAAACCTGCTCCAGATTATACAGGTGTCAATTATACCTTACAGATATGGATGCAGACCTTTCTTCTTCAGAATATTAACATGTTTGATAGACTTAATAACGGTGTTGGGGGAATAAGAGTATTCCTAACTGCTCTTGGTGAGATAGGGTATGAGACTCATCAGGGAGCAGTTATCCAACAGACTCTCTCCGTTCCAGTCCCATATGGTGATGATGTTTGGCATCTTCTAACTATATCAATAGATTCTGCTGGGAATTGTAAGATATTTTATGATAAGACTGAGTTGGGATTACAGCTGAGTCCAACACATCTACCAGCTTCTGCACCTACCCAGTCCTCATTCCACATTGGTGGTCGTCTAGGTATTGATGGTTATCAGGGATATGAAACCCTTCCTCGTATCTGGCAGAGAGCTTTGAGTCTAGATGAACATAGTCGATTCTATGACAATGAGATAAACTATCTGGAGGCATTCTAATGGACTTTAAGAAGAAGTTTAGAGACATTCTATCACTGCTTGGGATAGTTGATGCTAAAGCAGATGAAATAATGGATAGGTTAGATGCCCCTCCTGCTGATGCTTTAAATAATTCATATGTATCAGACGTTGTAGGTAACAAAGAAGATACGTCTGTATATCTAACATCTGATGATTATTCACTTATGCGTTATAATAAAGGTCTAATTGATATGATTAGACATATTGAGAAACAAGAATTGCCCCGAACCTTTATGTTTGAAGGGTGGCAGAAGTGGGATGATTCTGATAATATTGTCACCGATGAGAGATGGATTGTAACTAAAACAGGAGTAATCTATAAGGATAGTGGAGCTGGTCTAATATTTGTTCATCTAGACCTGGATAACGGAGAAAATGTTAGATTTTACTCTAAACAGAAATGGTGGCAGTGTGGATTAAATATCGCTACACCTAGTCTATCTGCACTTAGACATATGTTCCAACAGGTTAATCTTGAATTTAGTGTAATACTTAGCTCTCAGGCACTACTCCAGGCAGGTAATTCATTCTGGGGATGGTCTGAATTAAATACTGCTACCTCCATATCTGATAATCTAATAGGATTCACACCTATACCTACTGGAGTTAGGTCTATTGTTCGAGCTAATGGTTCAACAGTAGACCAGGCAGACCATGCTATATCTGGAACTCCTAATCTACATAAGTTACGAATCAGCACACATTACGAAGATGATACAGGTGATATGCGGATTATGATTAGATTCTGGATAGATGAAGTTCTAGTCCGAGAATTTAGCCCTGCTCTTGCAGAGGTTCCAGTAGATACTCAGATAATACAATTCTATAACCTGTCCACTGGTGGTGTATCATCAATAGAATTTGGACAAATCAGAGTTTGGACTCAGGAGGAGAGCACACGTGACAGATATTATTGAATACATCAAACCATATAAAAAACACGCAGAATCCTACCCACCATCATACACCACATCTACATCCTGGCAGACAAAAGCAAGTATTCCTGTAACCCTAAAACCAGGCACATATTGTATGTCTTTCTCTACACAGTTTCTAGCACCAGCTGGTGGGACGCAGGGAGACATAGCATTAGGCTTCTCTGGTTCTCCATTGTTGCAGAGTAGAGAGCAAGCAATAACAGTATCTACTACTCAGATATGTTCAGGATGTATACGGTTTGTTCTGACATCTCCATTAACTCTGACAGTAGATTTATTATATAAATCTGCGTCTGGTGGGAGTTTTGGTGTTAGTATGTCAACAGTATGCGTGGAGGAGATGTAATGACTATTGAATATGCTTATCATGATTTCGATGGCGACGATGTGGATTTAAATGATATTGAATCTGCTATCGGTAACTCTGAGATGACGAATAGGGATGTAATATGGTCTAGGTATGACGCTGGACCATTTAAGATTCCTGAGCCATTTCCTCACGGTGGCAATTACCCAGGAACTCTGACAATTGCTTGGGAAGAGGAGTTATCACAAGATGATAAAGATAAGTTAGACCTAATAGTGGAGGCTTTCCAGTGACAGATAATCCAACAGGGCCGTTAGTCCCTGCACCAGATAGTGAAGCTAATGGCCGTAGTCGAGATGTTGTAGGTAATAAGGAAGATGTTTCATCTATTGCACCTGATACAGCATCATTGATGGCTCTGACTAGATACGTGGCTGAATCAATTGGAGGAGCTTTACTACCTATGCTCTCTGGCGTAGGTAATCCTAATGGTGTTGTGGCTGGAGCTTATGGTCAGAAATACCAAGATACTGCTACTGGAATATTATATATTTGCGTTTCAAATCCAGCTGGAACTAGTTGGAATGTAATTTAGAGAAGGTGTGAAAATGACACTAAATGCACCATATGGACAACATAACTACATGGGTAGTCATGCTGGAGAATCCGCCGCTCTGACTTGGATTAGAAATCAGAAGTTTGATTCTAACAAGGATGGGTCAGGAAATCCTGAGAATGGTATGACATTCTACGATAGCTCTGCTAATAAGCTGAAAGTCTATGAGAATGGAGCTTGGACTTCTGCTGTTGGTGGGGCACACAACGACCTGTCTGGTCTACAAGGTGGGACAACAGACGAGTATTACCATCTTACTTCAGCCCAACATATCGACCTTACGGATGGTGGCGATTGCTCTATCCATAAGCACGATGATATATACTATACAGAGACGGAATTGGGTTCTACAACAGGTGGGTCTGAAGGAGCCTCATTGATAGGTACAGACACAAAAGCGAATCTAGGTAATGCAACTAACATTGAAGATGCTCTGACAGCGTGTGATACACACGTTGGGACAACATCTGGTAATCCTCATTCTGTGACACTAGAGGAAGCTAGGACAGAGAGTAATGTTCTGGCTGGAGACATAGACATGAACTCCGCTGGGACGGTTACTGGTTTGAACGCCCCTTCAGCTGGTTCAGATGCAACTACTAAGGACTATGTTGATGGTCTAATCCAAGGTCTGGATTGGCAAGATTCTGTTCTTGACAAAGACCTAGTTACTGCTCCATCTCCTACGATTGGGAACAGATACATCGTAGCAGGGACTGGTGGTGACTGGTCTGGTGGAGCTGTTAATGACATAGCCATCTGTATAGATGACCAGGGCGACCCTGCTGACTGGGACTTTGAGACACCAGATGAGGGTTTTGCCTGTTGGGTAGAGGATGAGAATGTTCTCTACGTTTTCAATGGGTCTAATTGGGTAAAGTTTGGTTCTACTATTTCCCATAATAATACATCTGGCCTACAAGGTGGAACTACAGATGAATACTATCATCTGACAAGTTCTCAGCATACAGACTTGACAGATGGGAACGACTGTTCTATACATAAGCATGACGATATATACTACACTGAAACAGAGTTGGGTTCAACAACTGGTGGAAGTGAAGGTGCGTCTCTTATCGGAACAGATACCAAGTCCAATCTGGGCAATGCCACAAATGTAGAGGATGCCCTAACTGCTTTGGATACCCACGTTGGAGATGTATCTATCCATAAGGAGTTCTATACCGGAGCTGGAACGCCTAATGGCAATCAGGCAGGTAATCAGGGCGATACCTACCTAGATACGACCAACAACATCCTGTATGTGAATTCAGACGGGAACAATGACGGTTGGGTGGTCTGTTAGATACTAATATCGGGGCTGGTATAATCTATCAGCCCCATATCTATTTTTAGAGGTGTAGAAATGAAAGAGCCATACGGACAACATAATTATATGGGTGAGCATACAAATGATGCTAACTGCCTTACGTTTATCAGAAATCAGAAGTATGATAGTAATCATGATGGAACGGGGAATCCTCAAGAGGGTATGGTCTATTTCAATACAACAGATAATAAACCTAGATTTTATAACGGTTCATCATGGGGAGGATTTGGTAGCTCCCCTTTCACAGAAACTGGAGAGGTCTGGTATCTTGCTGATGCTAATGATATATTAGCAACAGGCAATGAGCAGTCACCAGATGTAGGCAAAGGTGGTCTCTGTCTAAATCAAGGTGATGGCGATGGCCTGATTGAGACTCTGAAGAGTTCAGATGTAGCTCATGGTATAACTGATATTGCCGAAACTGATACTTATGGACAATTCTCTAAGGTAGATGGTGCTTCAGGCGGTCTACTTATCGAAGGTCTAACTGAAGATGTTAAAAGTGGCGTAGTAATTAGAGGATATGTTGATACTGACTCTGGCCCTCTAGGAACCGTCGCAATCGAAGGCTATCGTAAATCTGGAACAGGAACACAAAATTTGCAGGATGATGATTGTGTCCTACACCTATCCAACAGAGTAGGTGGCAAAAAGACTCGATTCTGGGGTAACGCTCGTATATCCACTAATGAAGATGCCCCGGATGTTGGGGATGGTGGTCTCTGTCTGAATCAGGGAGATGACTTTGAGAATATCATCGCTCTGAAGAATACGGACATATCCCATCCATTTACAGATTTAGACGAGGAAGATACTTTCTGCTCTATAAAGGTCAATGGGTCTACCGGGATGGATATTGCTGGATATGGTGAGAGCAATGGCGCAGGCCTTTTGCTCGAAGGTTATACAGAATCACCAGATTCTACTCATGCACCAATTATAATCCGTGGAAGAAAATCGAATGGTGGAACCAGTTGGACGAGTGTTGGAGCTTCAGAAGCATTGGTTGAATTTCTCAGTGGTGGTGGAACTGTTTGCCAGATATATGGTGATGGAGATATAGAGAATACAAATGGAACATATGGAACACTTGATTTAGAAGATGATATTGGTCTGCTTCAGGCTCTTAATACCCATCTAGATAAGAGGAAGGAATATTATAATGATGCTAGAACTGCTATGGGTAAGCATATTAAAAGGGCTAAAGAATTGAATATTATTAGAGACATTTCACAAGAAGAATTAAATAGAGCTAAAGATACTGAAGTAGATGAGAACACGATATTCATGTCTCATGCTAAAATAAATGCATTACAGATTGGATGCATAGTCCAGATGTGGAAAGCTGTCAAAGCGATAGCAGAGAAAGCTGGACTATCTGAACAGGACTTGAAAGATATTATGATTTCAATAGGTGATTGAGATGGCTAAAAAAAAGAAACTGAAGAACCCACATAAACAGAGTGCCCTTGAAACTCTTCGCAAACAGCTTAGTAAGATGAAGAAGAAAGATAGAGGATATGATAGGGTTAAGAAGAGAATTGCTGAACTAGAAAAGGAGGCTTGAATATGCCAACGATTTCTCAGTTATGGAAAGAGATAAAGGAAAAAGACCCAGAGAATCACATGGGTCTGAGTTGGCCCCTCAATAAAGAGGAGGCTGAAGCTGTCCTAGCTAAATGGGGTAGTGGTGAGTCTGCTGATGATGAACAACCCGCTGAAGAGAAACTAGTTGAAGAGGAGAAGCAGGAAGAGAAATCATCTGATGAAGAAGAACCAGATAAGGAAAGAGAGAAAGAAAAAAAAACCTCAGAAGAAGAATCGCCGGAACAAGATTCTCAAGCTACAATTATGGCGACCTTGAAAGGGCGGAGAAGAAGGCGGAGGTATCTGATGGAGCATAGGAATGACTAGTATGGATGTAGGTGCATTTGAAGCAGCTTTCTTTGCAGGTATGGCTTTTGCTATCCTGATACTATATAAACTCTCTGGTATTGGTATTGGTCTATTACATACCCGTATTAAGGCTAATGGTAATAAGAATAAGTTGCCTCAACCTACTACACATGAAGAACTAGTTTCAAGAGATATGCAGGAAACTAAATCTGCTGTCTATACTATCAAGAACAAACAGGAACTAAATCATCAAGCTACTCTTAATTGCTTTCAGAATATGGCTACTGAACAGTCTAAGTCAAATGAATATCTGAGAGAAATGAGAGACATAATGATTAAGAATGGGGGCAAATAGATGACTGCTAGACCTAATATAGTTATTGACTCTAAAGGTAGGCATGTTTATCAGAGACTGATGTCTGAGGAGGATGCACAGTCTATGAAGAATACAGATAGGCATAGGCTAGATGAGCGTAAGACTGTTGCTAAGATGATGCCTAGACCTATTACTGGCCCTGAATCTTACTCAATGTATGGTATGATATTTAATGACGACCAGTCTGAATCTGATACTATGGGAGTTAAGATTAAGATTGGTAAGCTATCTACTGAATGGACTGTTGTAGTTACTGTCAATGGTGTCGTGGTAGCTGATGGTGATACTTTCAGTATGGATGCTGGAGAGATGTTCCCAATCAAAGTGACTATGACTAGAACAGAGACAGATATAGTAGATGGTGAACTCTGTTTTGCCGTAATCCAGATGTATCCTCAAACTTCAGCAGATATTATAGACTATCAGGATGCTTTTAAAGTAGCTATGATACCTCAGTTTGTTCTCTTCAACGATATAGACCTGAATATGGAACAATTGATAGAAGATGAAGTTATCTTTCCTGATGATGCAGATTATGTTACAGAAGATGTAATTAACGAATTTATCAAACATAGAACAGATGAGGTTATAGATTGGTTGATTCGCCGTCTGAATAATGTAATCATTCCAGATTATGAGCATGTCCGTAGATTTATAATCAATAGAGTAAAGAAGGACTGCTATCAGAGATTCATAGATTACTCCATATCAGGTGGTGGAGAATTTATGACTAACATAAACCAATTGAAAGATGAAGCTATGGAGATTCTGAAAAACATACAAGCAGATGGAGATGTGGACTGGTGACAGTAGTTTTGGTAGTTAGGAAAGATGAGTTAGGGGAGTATATGGCAAAGATAGAACAGCTCCCAGATTCAATTAGAGGACAAGCATTACGTTCTTATTTCGAATCTGTCAATGTTACTCTTGAGGCTATCATGTCCGAAAGGATATATTCTGGTGGTCACCAGGCTAAACAAAGAACTTGGGCTACATCCTATGATTCTTATCTTGGTGAATACGTTAAGCATGGAAGTCAGCCATTAGTTAGGTCTGGTGCGTTGTTTCGTTCTCTAACCAATTCCGCTGCTAAATATGCTATCAGGCGGTATGCTGATACCTACTTCTCCTTCGGGACATCCCGTATGGCAGTAGATAGTAAGAATGTCACATATGATTTGGCTAAGATTCTATCTGGTGGTGCTCAAACTAGACCTCGAACTCGTCTTGCGTCTGACGTTGGTTTTCTCGCTTGGGAAGCTCAACCTGGGAAATGGGAGTCTGCACTTAGAACAGCTGATGAAGGTGCAACTATACCACCACGGCCCTTCCTATTCTCTGATAAACAGATGACTCAAGATGAACACGCACGTATAGATTCTGTTACTCAAAACTACTGGCAGAATTATCTACAATTATACTTTGGGAGTTAGCATGGTATTCTCTGGATTCACACCGGCTGGGCCTCAATCAGTTAGATTAGAGGAGTCAATAGATATACGTGTAGTAAACCCTAATATTAGTCAGGGATGGGTTGTCTGTAATGGCTTCTGTTATCCATTAAGGGTTGATAAGACTGTTGCTAATGGTTGGAAATTAACCTATTATGGGTGGATGCCTGGTCAATGTGAAGATGCTGATTTGATATTACTTGGCGATAATGGTGATATCCAGACTCACTCAACTTATCTGACAGTTACTGAACCACAAGCTCCCTTCCTCCCTATTCTAGAATTTCTCATACAATGGTTGGAAACAGAGCCAACATTGAAAACATATGTAAAGGTAGCCAAGATTGTTAGGAAGCCTGAAAGATTTACAACTACCAGACCACAGTATCTAGTTGTATGTCCTAACGCTGGTGTGAACTTTGCACAGATTGGAGAGAATGATATTCAGTATGATGAACGAATATCTATTATGTTTATAGATGATTTACGTAAAGCTATCAGATATGAACGGCATGAAACCTTTATATATAAGGTAGTCAATTATATACGTAACAATCCTACATTATCAGGTAACTTAGGGATAGTAGATACAGATGTGACAGATGTTAAGATGCCTGATGAGAGACTTGAGAATGTTTATTTACATCAATCTAGCGTTGAAATGAGAGTAAGAGTTGAACCTGAATATACATAGGTGATGGAAATGGTAGAGTTAGACACCCAAAGTAACGTGAGGCCGATAGGCTTATTGCCTGAATTAGATTATGGAGTCCCTATGACTGGGTTTGAATTAGATGGACCATATTTAACTGGCGTATCCCAAATAGGAGTAACCCCTAATTTCACTACATATTTTACTGGTTATACTAGAGATGATGACTTGCTCCTTTATCTTCGTATCCAGATAGAGAAGATTGGTAGCTCTGATACATCTAAGCATATCATAACTGGTATAACAGACCCCAATCTTATAGATATTGAACCACCCCTTCCTAATGATTACCAGGCTGGTGACCCCGTTAAATTGATACCCATTCCTATTCAGGGAAGAGTTATATCTGGAAAGAATGAGTTGGATAGAGGTCGAATGATTGAGGGTCAGGTTGGTAATTCTCAGTATAAATCTTATCCGCTTGATGGAGGTAAGATGGGTAACTTTGAGATTGAGATGGAATCAGGCCAGGATTTCTTTAAGTATGATGACAATTTCTATGCATTCTCCTCTCTAAAGGCATTATGTCTTACACCTGATGGTAAGATACCTACTGATGGTTCTGGTTCTATTAACATCCGTAGCCCCACATCTTCAGCTATTAAGTCCTTCTCTCTTTTCTATTCTGTTAATAGATACTATGATAGGACTGTTAAGGGATGTATAGTCTCAAAATTTAGTCAGAATTTTGAAGAGGATTTACATTCCCATATATCTGAGACATATGAAGTTCTGTATAAAGACCTTATACTGGGTCTACCCGACAACACCCTATCTCCTGATGTTGTCTATAAGAAATACTCTCTACGTTCTCATGGACATACCCAGATGAAGTTCTACCATGGAATGTATCTAAAGGAACCTGTCGGCCCTGGTGAAAGTTCAAATATCCCATTAACCTCTGTCTTAGGTCTAGAGGATGATGACGAGATTAGATTCACATTAGAAGCTACTGGATATACGTTTGATACTGTCATTACAAGTATTGATACAGCTAACAAGACTATTGACATCAATCCAGCAACTCCTCTTGGTGTGAATTGGACTGAGGGAGATACTGTTCAACAGACAGGAGATTTCCATAAGCCTAGACGTATTGTCTCTATGGAGCTGGAGTTCAACAACAATGGATTAGTTCTGGGCGATATACGGTCTGGTGAAGGTAGTCCTACCACAGCAGTAGCAGGTGGTTCTGATTATCAAGGTAAAGCCACATTTGAGAGAAAGACTCTCGACCAGATTGGATTCATGCTTAACTATGAATCAAATGAAGATTTGTGGTTTAGACAAGAGTTACAACTAGCTTACGATAAAGACTATCTTATAGACTTCCTGATAGATTTCGAAGGAATGATTAAGTCTAATCCTAATGATAATCTCAAGTCAGAGAGCGAGGTTATCAAAGATGAGATTTCATTCCAGATATCTAATCTGAGGTCTGGCAAGATAGGTAAAATAGTATAGAACATTTGAGGTGTAGTCAATGGGATACCAGGATAGACGATTAGCAGAGGTGCATATCGGAGAAGATAAATTTTGGGTGAGGCAGCTATCGAAATTGAAGCAGGATGAATTAGAAAGGAAATATAAAGTTATTCGCAATTCTGCTAAAATGATGACTCTATATAATCAACTGAGTAAATCGGAGAAGGCTTTTAATGATAAGCTGATTTCTCGTAAAGATTATATAGAGGAGACTAGAGCTATACAGGATGATATAGATAAGTTTTCAGAAGAACTTACTATCGTAAAGACGTATGAGATTGATGGTAAGAAGGAAGATATGCTTGAATCTACCATGTATACTGCTGAACGCCTTTCATTATGTGTCTTAGTCCCAGTAGAGGATAAGGATGATGATAGGGAACTGAAGTCTATTTCATGGTGGTTAGACCAAGATTCCATAATTACCAATCTCCTGTCTAGGTCTATTGATGAAATCCAGATGATGGGTGATAAGGAAGATGTGAGTATGATAGAGCACATCATATCTCTGTTTGAAGAAGATGTAGAACCCCTTCCACCCCAAGAGATTATTAATCGTATAATGGAGTATCAGAACGCATTATCTTCAGGAGGGATAGAAAGAAAAAAATCAGACAGTGCATACGGTGTGCAGATAAAAAGAATCCAGAAAGCATAGATTGTCTACTATGTCCAGACTATGATGTAGATATAGACTATGCTTTTGATATTGTGGTTCTATTAGATAGGGGTATTAACCCTTACCCGTATGCACTATACGAGCTACCCGTTTCTGATTATAGGAGAATAGCACAAATCATGTCCGAGATGGGCAAATATGAGAAGGAACAACTAGAGTCACAAGGTGGTTAGATATGCCGGAAGGAGCTAGAGGGCCAAAAGGAAACAGATGGGAAACCTCATTTGTTATGCGATATGAAGCAGAAAATCTTCCTGCTGTTCGCCAAGGTCAAGTAGCTCTGCGTGACTACAATGTTCAGAAAACAGAAACTATCCAGAATGAACAACGATACTCTGGTGCTGTTCAGGAATCTACTACTCAGACTCGTAACTTCGATGTTGCTACTAAGGGGAATATGCGAACAGTTCATAGAGCTAATATGGCTGTTCTTGGTCTAAATATGTCCCTTCTAGGTCTTTCTTGGAACTTACAACGGTCAGGTATGTTCTCTGAAGAAACTGCTCGTAAGATTACAGAAGTTGTAGCTCCTATCCAGATGGTTGCATCTGTAATCAATTTCGCTGCTTCGGCTTATCAGCTATTTATGATGTGGCAGGAGATTTCCACAATGGCGTATGTTAAAGGAACTGTCAAGGTAACTCAGGCTAATGGTCTGCTAAGTAGTTCCTTCAAAGGTCTGTTTGTAAACATCTCTATGGTAATGGCAGCTATGGGTGGTCTTGCAGCTATCTTTGGTGCTTTCATAACTAATAGTTGGCCTGCCCGGGCTGCTCTATCTGTTCTTGGAGCAGCTATGATTACTTACGCTGTTAAGACATGGGCTGCTACTACTGCAAATCTAGCTTTCACCGCATCTTGGGGGCCTGCTGGATGGATTGCAGCTGGAGCCACCCTGGCAGTCATAACCTTCATCCTGGCATCAGTTGCATCTATGATGAGGACTACTGGTCTATGGCGTGGTGGAATTGCTATGGGTAGAACTAATGCCACAATAGGTGAATTAGGCCCTGAAGCTGTTATTCCCTTACGTTCCCCATCTGGTAGGAGATTACTAGATGGCGGTGGTGGTGGAGCTGGTGTGAGTATAGAGAGAGCTACATTTAATGTTAGAGCTGATAGACCTGCAACACTCTATCGAGAAACTAACAACTCGGTCAGGAGACAGGCGTTCCTGAGGTAGGTGATATTATGGCTGTTGAAGATGATGAAGTTATTAAACACTATCTGGCATCTAAGGATTGGAGAAAGGATGGAATCTATGGGGATGCTGATAAAGGTTCACGATTTAAGATATTAATGGAATCTATTAAGATGGGTTACGTGAATGATCCTGGTAGCGGAGGTAAGATGGATTGTAGACCTGAGTACTTAGATGTTGTCTACAAACTAGGTTTTGAAGATGATGTTGCTATGTTTCATCCATTTAGATGGAGAATTCTAGCGAAGATAAAAATACCTGAACCACCTCAGAAAGGCATGTATCCTAGACAGATTATGCTGTGGATTCCTTACTCAGAATCTAATTCTGTAATTGATGAGCTTACGTTTCCTGATAGAGATTTACTTCCATGTGTTGCATCTGGTGAAACAGAAACTAAGGCTAAATTTGGTAATTTTGATGATTTAGCTGATTACTCAACAGACATTGAAGGTAGTGCCCCATCTCATGATTATGAAAAGTGGTTCTCTGAATTAGCTAATGGGAAGAAGTGGGATGGGTCAGCAGTCACAGACCTGAAAGTTAAAGACCAGAATTTTATGACTGATTCTAGAGTTCCTATGGGTGGTGGGGGAGCTGCGACTGTCTTGGAACTATCTATCTCTACTGAAATGAGATGCAATGGGGCTAATCCAGTACACGATATTAAATGGTGGGCCTTGAATCTATCTCCAATGTGTTATGCTGATGGATGGACAGGTGGTCAGGAGAAAACTTTTATTCTATGGTCTAGACATGACACTAATGTTGATGATGACTGGCAGAAGGTTTTATATCTTACTGGCCCTAATCACCGTAGTTCTGGGACTGCTACTGCTCCAAATGCCTTAGACCCTACTGATGTTTTCACACAAGAACTATGGGGTCAAGTTAAGATTGATGGCGAAACAGATATTAAAGCTCGACCCATTATATCTATACTCTGGAAATTGCAGGAAGCTGAAGAATGGGACTTAGAAATTACCCCTGCTAAAGACCTTAAGGTAGAAACATCCGAATTTGGAGAAGTTTTGGGTAAGATTACTTGGTCTCCTTCAGAAGATATCGAATTTAGTTCCTATAAACTCTATTCTGCTCTATCTCAAGATTTTGATAGTATTTATCCTACATTCGTATCGTCTGATAAATCTAAGGAAGTTGTGCATGAGTATATGCAACCTGGATATCTTCCTCTTCAAGAATCTGTCCCTTATTTTACAGAAGCTTGGTTGTATCTATCTACATTGATAGGCAGGGCTAAATCTTATCCGTATAAAACGAACTATGCTCTAGCTTATCGTCCAGCAGTCTTAGATGTTTGGGATGCCTTAGCTCGTTCATTAGGCCCAACTCTAGCCTGGTATAATGGTTTCAGAGGTTCACTAAGCGGAGGGTTCATTCAAGGCTCAGGCATATCCCATCTGATTATGCAAGAACTTTGGCCTATTGGAGCTGGAGTAGATACCTGGTGGGTTGGAGATAGGGTTAGGATAGCTGTCTTTCATCAGGTAGAAGATAAAGATTTGTCTAGCCCCCCTGGTGGATTAGTTCCAGCTGATATAGGTAAGAAATGGTATGTAGATGCTCCTGGCGGTGGAGCGTGGACTGGTCAATCAGATACAGTGGCAGAGCTTACTGGAGTCTCGCCTAATACTTGGGCATTCTATACATTAGGAGATGACTGGTCATTACTTGTCGTAGATGAAAATCGCTTCTATCGCCACCTATCTACTGGTGGTCTTGTAATAGGGAGCTATCGTTATCTGGAATTTACCGCTGAAGAGTATTATGTTGATTATCTAGCTGGACAAGATATAGTTCTGGCAGATGAGGATGTGCCTATATCAGAGAGACTTAGGATACAAGAAGTTTATAATATAGGCACGTTTCCTGGATATAATAATCTTCTAAAGATAATAGATGTAGGGCCGTTCTTCCCTGCTTATTATGAATATGTTACTAAAACTATCATATGTATAGTTAGACAGAAGATTGTTCGTATCCACTTCAAGTTTGGAGATGGTGGTCGTGGTTCTACTGATGATGTATATGAATCACTAACTGGATATGATAATGTATTAGGTAATATTACAACATTAACAGATACAGGTGATTTAGCTCCAGGCGATAAACTAGTTTGGATGGATGGATTTCATGCGTGGCTGGTTGAGCTTACATCTGTTGAAGGTAATGAAATCGAGTTTGACCTTCTAGACTCTGATTTACAATTTCATACTATCCCGCCTGGTGCTCAATTATACAGACCTCCAACATATATGTATTCTAAATCTGGTGAAACACATTTCAGATTTGCCGTTGAACGTGAGGATGGATTTATCTCTGATTTCATAGCTAATCAATATCCATATGATATAGGTGATATTAACCCTGAATGGATAATAACATCTGAGAAATTATTAGCTGAAGTTAATGAAGTTGTCCGTATCTTCGCTAACGAATCTTTCCTCTACTCACAAGACCAAGTATTGGGAACTGGTTCAGCTTTGTATTGGTGGTCTGTTGATGGAGGTGTTTGGTTCTCTACCACTGTCCCATATATAGATAGGGTCTGGTTATCAACTGGAACTAAATCAGTTAGGGTCTATGTAACTAACGCTAATGGAGAACCTTCAGTTCCACCAGGAACTCCAGCAGAGGTTGAGATAGAGATAGCCACTACCGTTATATCTGGTGTCATATCTGAAGTTATAGATATGGATGATTTCAGTAATGGGTATCTGGATGAACGTATATCTGGTGGTCGAGAAGTAACTGTTGATGATAACTTCACTAATGATAATAAACAGTATGATTCACCAACTAAAGCACCACGTTCTGTAACACTTAGTGGTTTAGCTTCATCTCATCATACTATCCATCCTATCCCTAATGTTAATACCTGGAGGAATGGTAAAGGAGCAGATTTCATAGCTCTCCCTGATGACCTAGTTACCCTATTATACCTAGAGAATCATAAGGCTGCTCTTAGAATGGATTTAGAAGGTGAAGTTACTTACCTGTTACTAGAAGGCCTAGATAGAGATAGGGGATGGGAGGAGAGGGAGAAGAGGAACTGGTCTGCCAGATTCAATATAGTGGAGTGATATATACGGCTACTAATGCAATCATTTATCAGCGTTATCCCTGGTCTAATAACTGGGAAGATATTACCGATAACCTTCGTATAGAAGAAGCAGACATAGAGGAACGAGTTAATGGTGCTGGTATCTGTAATCTCACTATATCTAATATAGATAGGTGGGCTGAGAGAACTATTCGACCTGGCTTTATGTATCGTGTCATCCTTAAAACTCCATCTGGTCATACCTTTCCTAGATATGATTTTGAAGGTATTATCCCACCAGACTTTATAACATCAAGAATTGGGATTGAATCTGATGTTTGTTTACCAATAGTTGGATATTATGATATGTTTAGTAGAACACAGAATATACGTAATCTTAATGGTGCTAATATCATATCAGCAATGGCTCTACTCAATGCACAAGTAACTAGAGGAAGTGGAGTAGAATATATGAAATTTGCTGGTGAAGTTAGAGGAGTAGATAATGTTAGGGTTCCTGTTGATATGAATATGGATGCAAATTGTAAGACGCTTATGGAGAATATCAGGACTTTGATATATGATGAAACAGACTCCATCTATCCACGATTCTATCATCTTATGACGGTTCAACTGCAAAATCAACCATCGCTGATACTAAGACGTGAACCAGATATTCATGGCACACCTGATATAATTATAGAACCAGATTACGTTATAGATGTTTCTAGAGAAGATACTAATAATCTGATTACCTCAGTTATTATAGGTAATAAAGTTAATTGGGATTTAAGGTATCAGAATCAGAATTTTATTGATAAGTTTGGCAGATTTGAAATACGTTCTGAGGATAATGAAGATGATGGTGGGTTAAAATCATCTTATCTTAAAACTCGTAAACTAGTTCGTAACCAGTTTATCCCATCCTCTAATAAAGTCAAACTAGCTGGACATTGGCAAATCCCGTTACTCTCACTGGTGGAATTCAATTCTGATGAACCTGGATTAGCGAAGAATTCAATAGTTTATGGTAGACGTATAAACCGTTCAGGTTCTACTACCACAGAACTGCTTTTGAGGAACCTACCTGACGAGACTCTATAATCTTATCTATATCTTCAAATATTGGTGTGGGGTCATACTTTGTGAAGATAGGGTCATCCCAGGTTCTCCTATCGTTAGCTTCTAGAACTGGTAGATGGGAGAAGGATATTAATTCATCCCAAGTCCATCCTCTCTTTAATCTAGAGTCACGCATCACCTGTTCACCTATCAATACTTCCCTAACCTCATCTCTGGTTAAAGCTACTACATAATGATTCTGAGCTTCTATTCTGTTATTCAGTATGAAGTAAGAGAAACCCCCACCATATAACTCTACTCTAGAAGCGTATTGATACTGATGGTCTTTAATCAGTTCAGATAGCCACACCCTTCCTTCTGTTGAACGTGACTTTAGTTCCATAAATCCACCTATCCCTTTATAGATGATTAGGGTATCGGCAGGTTGTTTAGGTAACGTCATCTTGTTAAAGGCAGACATCACCCAATAGAACTTTGCTCTCATCTGTTGAGGCATATCGCTGAACATCATCTTTATGCGTCTTAGGGTAGAACGGAAGGCTTGAGTATCTGCTAGTTTATGAAAGAAGATAGGGTGTCTCCTCATACAGAACCAAGCTAGAGACTCAGCCCATTCTCGTTCAAAATCATACCCTTTCTGCTGACCCTTCCTTTTGTATTTCCTCTTCCCCATCTTCTCCAACTCCTGTATCTCCTGCTTTATAACCACAGTATGGACATTTTATTCCTATCCTTTTATCTGCATCATCGTGATATACATCTACTTTTGAGCCACAATTGACACAATAATCATTCTGCTTGTCACCCTCAATTGGCTTAGTAACCTTAATACCTTTAATCTTACAGTTCTCGATATGAACATCACTCATCAGATGGTCTTCCCAGGTTTCTACATATACTAGACCACACGCTTGACACATATATTCCTTTAGTATCAGATTGTCCTCTTTAGATAAGACTGCTGTTATCTTACCACTAACATCTATGTAGTAGTTTAACTTATCCATCTTTATCTCTGTAAAAGCTAATGTCACACCATGAACAGATACTATATGTGGATTCTGCTTCTGCCCTTCCTTATTCTTTATAAACCAGCTATATCTCATTTACAACACACTCCTGTATCAAAATATCTATCTTTCTCTACTGCCGTCATATTATATAATTCCTTCCCACATCTGGGACATTTATCGTCAGGTTCTACACTATCGTCTATAACTATAACTTTCTGATTAGGAACTGGACATACATCTACTCCGTCATCTTGATTATATTTAGATTCGTCAAGACCACAAATTTGACATATCTGTCCACAATCCCAACAGACTCCATGCTTACATTTCTTTACCATTATATCAGACCCTCTATTCTAGTGTAAATTCTGCTGATTCTATACAACTATAACATAACCCCTTCCTACCTATCTCTCTTCCACAGAGGTCACATCTTTTTCTGACTCTAAGTTTTCTACGTATTCTTGGTTTACCCATTGGACATCTAGACTTATCATAAATAGCTGAACCTGTTGTAGCCATATTATTCACCTGAATTTAGTTCTTTCGCTTCCTCTAGTTCTTTCAGTATTCCATCTCTACCTCTATATGAATTAGGACAATTCCAATCCCCACAAGAGCATACCATAGGTAAATCTTCTAATCTGAACTCTTTCCCATGTAATTTTACCATCTTATCAGTCCTCATTCGTAATAAATTTCTCTTAAACAGTCACAACAGATGTTATACCCATTCATCTGTCTGACTTTACTCGTTTTCTTTCCACATCTGTCACAGTCTAGACCTATGTAAATTCTTTCCTGTTCTCTTTTTGGTTCTAGGTCAATTGGTTCATAATAATCACAAGAAGAACAATGTCCACCAAATGGGGTATCCTTATCTGGGCAATTGTTTCTATGTTCATTATTTTTCCAACAATTATTACATAGATGTATCACAATACCACCTAAAACAGTTTAGTCTGCTTCTTATCTAACTCCGCTTTAATCATTCCAAAGTCCCTAGTAGCATATTTAGGTGCATCTGATATTCCCCCTTCCTCATCATAGGCATACACCTTCTTCTTTCGTAGGTCTATTATCACTCTCAGACCCTGTTCATCCTTCCACCAGATGTGATTCTTAGTCTTAGATTGCTTATATCCACTATCCCTCAGTTTTTTAGCTACATTTCTACCAATATCCATCAGATAACCTCCGTATCAGTCGTTATATTGAGTCCCTTATATCGTTCTTATTTTTATCTATCCGTGAAATAGGGGGTTCACGTGAAATATGCTTTTTCAGGCCCTTTTGAACGGGGATTTAACGCCGTTAAAGGGGGTATTTGGCTTACCCTCCATTTTCAATATTATAGTCAGATTCATTTCCCTCTTCTTCATCATTCTCTTTCTTTTCCTGCTTCATATTTACCCTCCTTTAGTTTATGTCTGATAATGTTTACTATCATATACCATATCGCATCTAGCGTCAATAGTATGAAGAATATGTTTACTGCATAGAGAGCTACTATGAACACATTCATCTATTCACCCCTCTTAGCAGATGGTTTTCCTATTTCTGTGAAATATGGTATTCTCCATTCCGAATAATCGCCATTATAAACTGCCCTGTATGCTCCACAATCCTTACACCACTGGATGCTTGAATGGTCTCCAATAGATGAAATAACATCATAAAACTTATGTTTACATCCTTTCCATATAGATTCTGTCTCTGCTGGTGGCTCTGAGGGGGACGGTGACTCTAATATAGGACGACCTAACTCTTTGCATTTTTCATTCATAGAACATCTATCACATCTTGTATGCTTACAATGGGAATGTAGCAAAACATCTTTCCAAGCATCTATTAATTCCTTATCAGGCTTCTCTTTTGGATGAAACCCACCTTCACCATCACAATAAGGACATTCCTCTGACCATTGACAACCAGAATCACAATCACCAAGACCATCAGGACAATCATCATTAAAATAACTCCTCTGAGGGTGCATGCAGACACAACCAGATTCTTCGCAACGACCACACGGAACATAATCATTTAGATGATTAGCCAGAGCCTGGCCGGATGGTTTGTATTTCTTTTTCTCTCCTTCGGCTAATGTGGTATCAGATTGCGTAATCTCTGGTAATCCCAACTCCTTACAATCTTCGTGTGCATGCTTCTGGAGCCATTCTATTGGATTCCCTTCTATCAGTCGAAAGCCACCCTTTGCATAGTAAAGGTTATCTCCTGGACCCATTAGGACATATCGTTTCTCCTCTCCAAGTTGT